TGCTCTTCCGATCTGGGAGGAGATTGTAGATAGAAAAGAACACTGGCTATATAAGTCCATTGGGCTTTTAGTAATAGGGGATCCCGTCAGTATTCTACGGTAAGTGCTATACGATTTAAGCGTCATTAAGTTTTTTGTCCTAGAAGCACTTCTATTCTTAATAGTGGTGCTTTCATCTACAATAATCATATTGTCTTCGTTCTGTATTAAAAAAATACCGGCTACAGTAGTCCCTTTTTGAGTAGACAACGCCTCTACGTTCATCACTAGGATCTTTAGACCTTCAAACCGTTCTTTAACAAAACTCTGTAAATCGTTTGTAAAGGTTATTGTTTTTTTAGGTTGCCACCTAAAAACTTTTGTTGGGATTTCCTCTGGTAAATGTTTTGGTATTTCTACCTTAACCCAGTTGTCGTATACTCCCTTTGGTGCAATAATGAGAGCAGCCTGTACTTTGCCCTCTGTGTACAATACACCAAGATTATCAAGGGCAACTTTGGTCTTACCTGTTCCCATTTCCATAAAAAAAGCGTAATACTTTTCGTTGCAAGACTTCTCTAATGCTTCCGCCTGATGCTCAAACGGTTTTGTTTTAAATTTATATTTCATTTTTACCTCTTGACACCATCTTATAATATCTTATATGGTGAAGTCAAGATCATAAAAAGATCTTTAACAACGAAAAAGGAAAGACGATGAATAAACTATTCGAAGAAATGGAGGAAGAGCAATCTTCTAACATTGAAAACTTAGAGCAGAATGATTTAACTACGGTTGCGTCATTAGCAAAAAAACAAAAAAATCAGGAACAAAAGGTTAAGGACCTTGACGCTGAATTAAAAGAAGCCAAGAAAGAGCTTTTGCGAATCAGTGATGAGGAGATCCCTAACTTAATGACGGAAACAGGGTTGTCTTCATTTAAGCTAGATGATGGCTCTTCTCTTGAAATCAAAAACATCTATGGGGCTTCTATTCTTGTTGCTAATCGTGAGAAAGCTTACGATTGGTTAAGGGATCATGGGCACGACGACATTATAAAGAATAAGGTTGTCGCTACTTTTGGTCGTGGACAGGAAGACGATGCCAAAGTTTTTATGCGTGTTGCTTACGACAATGGTGTAGCAACCGATCAAGAGTCCAAAATAGAACCTCAAACCTTAAAGGCTTGGGTTAAGGAAAGAATGGAAGCAGGCGAAGAGTTCCCTATGGAATTGTTTGGTGCTTTCATTGGACAAAGAGCAATCATCAAAGGAGGTAAGAAATGACGACTGCTGTAGAAGAAAAGAAGAAAAGTGAAGTGGCTATGTTTGATGCATCCATGATGGAAGCGGACGCAGGGTCTGGTATTAATGATTTAGGAAGTGACGATCTTGCTCTTCCTTTCCTTAAAATCTTATCTGGTCTTGATTCTAAATTAGACGATTTAGATAATGCCAAGAGAGGTGACATAATTAATAGTGTTACTGATGAGGTTTACAAAGGCAAGGAAGGAGTAGATGTTATACCTTGTGCTTACGAGCGGGTCTATATTCAATGGGCTCCACGGGGCGAAGGTAGCGGGGCTCCTTCTTCTGTATACAAGACGAAAGACGAATGCCCTGAGGTCGAAAGAAGTTCTGAAGATAATAAAGACTATCTAACGGACGGCTCAGGACAATACATCGAAGAAACCCATCAACACTATGTCTTAGTTCTAAAAGACGATGGGTCTGCTGACCAAGCTCTAATAGCTATGAAATCTACACAGCTAAAGAAAAGCCGTAAATGGAATAGTATGATGCTTTCTGCCACGATTAAAGGCAAGAATGGTATGTTCACTCCTCCTCGTTTTGGATTTATATATCATTTAAAGTCTGTGGGAGAAGAAAACTCCAAAGGATCTTGGCATGGATGGGAAATGTCCAGAAAAGAACCTGTGAGCAGTGCAGATGTTTACGCCAAAGCAAAAGCTTTTGCTGAAAGCATTAAAAAGGGTGGTGTTGTCGTTAAGCACGAAAAAGACGATATACCCTTCTAATGTCTGTAGAACAGTTTTCATCAATCTTCGACGGATTGAAGGAAGCCTACGGTACTTACAAAGTTGAAAAGACACAAGTAAACGGTAAGAATACTGGTAAGGCTTCCATCATCCGCGAACCACGGACCCTAAATCTTTGGGAGGGCCATTTATCGGGCAAAGGTAATGCGCTTGGTATTATCCCTATCAATGAAGATAACAGGTGTAAGTGGGGTTGTATTGACGTAGATCAATATCCACTGGACCACAAAGTTCTTGTGGAGAAAATTAGAAAACTAAAATTACCCTTAGTAGTGTGTCGCTCCAAATCAGGGGGCGCACACTGCTTTCTTTTTCTAACCGATTGGGTAGAGGCTAGAGATTTACAACAGACACTTCAACACATCAGTGCCGCCTTAGGTTATGGCGACAGTGAGATCTTTCCAAAGCAGGTCAAATTGAATTTGGAAAGGGGCGACGTAGGTAACTTTCTGAACTTGCCCTACTACGACCATTTAGAGGGGCTACGGTACGCCTTTCTTGATGACGGCACCTCAGCCACTCTGGAGGAGTTTATCACGCTGTATGAGCGTTTTAAGCAGACCCCAGAGGAAATGAAGAAATTACAGATAGAAGAGCAGGCGGAGTTTGCGTCCATGCGCGACGGTCCTCCATGCTTACAAATCCTTATGGGAGGGAAAATCTCAGAGGGAGGACGTAACAACGGCCTGTTTAGTATTGGAGTTTATCTAAGGAAAGCTTTTCCTGACTCATGGGAGAGTGAAATTCTTAATTATAATATGCAGTATTTAGAACCGCCCTTACCTTTAAACGAAGTAAATGTTGTAGCCAAACAGTTACACCGTAAGGACTATGCGTATAAATGTTCTGATTCGCCCATCAATGCCCATTGCAACAAAGAACTTTGCCGTACACGACGGTATGGTATCGGGGCTGCCGTACAAGGTGCAAACATTGCTAACCTTAGAAAATACAATTCTACCCCGCCTGTGTGGTTCATTGACGTAAACGGTGAGCCCCTTGAATTAGACACAGATGCCCTGATGAGCCAACTCATGTTTCAAAAGGCTTGTATGGAACAATTAAACATGATGCCACGTACAGTGTCTAAGAACATCTGGGAGAGCCGAATCAGTGCTTTGATGACAGAGATGAAGGAAAACGAAAGTGCGATTATGGAAGTCTCTCAGGACGCGAGTATCAGCGGACAGTTTTATGATTATCTTGAAGAGTTTTGCCGTCACTTGCAACAGGCTCAGGATAAAGAAGAGATCCTCCTTCGCAAGCCGTGGACGGATGAAGAAGAAGGGATTACTTACTTTAGGCTTAAAGACTTTGAAAGCCATCTTAAAAAGAACAGGTTCTTTGAATACAAGTCCCACAAGGTTGCTCAACGGCTCAGGGACATACAAGGCGAAAGCACCGTTATGAAGATTAAAGGCTCTACAATCAGGGTATGGAAGATACCTGCCTTTGAATTTACTCACGTTGAGGTTGCTACCCCTGAGTTTGGAAACAAACAAAAGGCTCCTTGGTAATGTTTAGAATATTTGGCCCGCCCGGTACAGGTAAGACCACTGCCCTATTAGATATGGTGGATAAAGCTCTGTCCTCTGGTGTATCCCCAAATAAAATAGCTTTCTTAGCTTTTACGAGAAAGGCGGCCAACGAAGCCAAAGAAAGAGCTTGTGAGCGGTTTAAGTTGGACACACAGAAAGATTTACAGTATTTCCGTACTCTTCATAGTCTTGCACTTACTCTGTCTGATATAAAACCAGAACAGGTCATGCAAGCAGAGAACTACAGAGAACTTTCCGATAAGCTAGGTATTACCCTTCATGTAGACAGACCGTCTACAGATGATCTACCCGATATGCTCAAGGCACACGATCCTATACTAGGGTTAATTAATCTAGCCCGCCTCAGGAAAGTGACCCTTAAAGAACAGTATGACATAAGCTCCATAGAAGAACCGTGGGTTAATGTGGATTATGTGTCCAGAGGTTTAAGAGAATACAAAGAGGCCAATGGTTTATTTGACTTTACAGATATGCTTGAACAGTTTGTTTACGAATCCCATCACTTTTGTCCTGAGTTTGATCTTTGCTTTTTAGATGAAGCGCAAGACTTATCTCCCCTGCAATGGGAAATTGCCGATCTTTTAGAAAAGAAATCAAAGCGTATGTACTGTGCAGGCGACGACGATCAGGCTATTTATAAGTGGGCAGGGGCAGACGTACATCATTTTATATCCATGGACGGCCCTTCCGAAACCTTGTCTCAATCCTACCGCGTCCCGAAAAATATCTATGATGTTGCTACGAAAATATCTAACCGCATACAAGTACGTCATGCAAAGCGGTATGAGCCCACAGATAAAGAGGGCTACGTCACCCGCATATGGAACTTAAACCAATTAGATATGTCCGAAGGAGAATGGCTTATTCTAGCGCAGGCGGGGTATCAACTCAGTCCTGTGAAAGAAACACTCAAGTCCAATGGACTATTGTTTGAATACCGTGGCTCACGGTCCATCAAAGAAAAAATAAGTGTTGCTGTTAATGCTTGGGAGGATTTACGCAAAGAAAGACCTATCTCTGGTAAAGAAGCCAGAACCATGTATCACTATATGTCTATAGGCAAGGGCGTAAAAAGAGGATTTAAAAAACTTACTGGGGTCGATGACGGTGATATGATTACCTTCGATGAATTAAAAAACAGTTTTGGTCTGTTAAAAGACCTAGAGGAAATATGGCACATTGCGCTTGATAAAATTCCCGAAGAGGAACGAGCGTATATTATTGCCATGTTAAGGCGGGGAGAAAAGTTCAATGGTATTCCCCGCATTTCAGTGTCCACGATCCACGGCTCCAAGGGAGGAGAAGCCGATAATGTCGTATTACATACCGACTTGTCGTGGGCAGCTGAACAAAGCTCACGTTTAGAACCTGATGATATTCATCGGGTTTTTTACGTGGGTGTAACACGGGCAAAGGAAAATCTTTATATCGTCGAACCACAAGACGCAACAAGGAGTTACGATTTATGAAACGAGCAGAAGTATTAAAAAAAGCAGAGTTAATGATTAACGGCCCACGGGCCAAGGACTACGGAGATTCTTATACAAACCATGAGCGCATTGCTAAAATGTGGTCTGTTTTATTAGGAAAGGAAGTAACCGTGGCTCAAGTCTATCAGTGCATGATTGCGGTTAAACTAAGCCGATTAATTCAAACCCCCGAACATGAAGACAGTTGGCTTGATATTTGCGGGTATGGTGCTTTGGGTGGAGAGAAGTAATGTTTTTAGAATTATTAAAACTTGAGAACGCTATTGAGGAGTTTAGAAAACTACAAGCTGATGGCAAATACGCAACTGATCTTCAGCCTCAAGCTATTTTGATTTTATCAATGATAGCTAGAGGTCATCAAGCAGCAGAAGCGTCAATGGATCAAAGAGCTAAGAATGACTGTTACGTCACTGTCTCTATAATTAAAGACAAGTTACGTCTTTCTTCAGCTTCAGCTAGCAGAAATGTTGCAGCTCTTTGTGATAGATCACCAAGGAAAAACAAAGTAGATCCTGAAACAGGGGAATTGGATTATGGAGAGGGTTACTTCTTAGTAAAAACTAAGGAAAACCCAAGAAATAAAACTTCCAAGTTTCTGATGCTTACTGATAAGGGTGTAAGCTTAATAAGAACCTTAGAACGTATTATGAGAGTACGTGATTTAGATCAACTTGAAGACAGAATAAAGATCAAAAGTATTGTTATAGACTCTAGAGAGGGGACAGACCCCAACACAAAATTGAAGTCAGGTCGCAAAAAAGAAATTTTGGAGGCTCTTAATTACCATAGAACCCACGGAGCAAACCAAGAAGAATTAATTCATATGTGTGAGGTTTTACTTAAAAGTGAAGGATTGTCTGAAAAAGCAATTAAAAGAAACACAGCGAAGTTTGTAAGTGTAGATAT